TATGGCTTCAGTATTGAATGCCACTTTTTGAAGGATTTTATTATATAAATCTTTTTTCATGGTTCTTTGTTCCTTTCTTTATGTCTTATGCGGATATTTTTTGAAGCTTGATAGCGTCGAAGTCACATACACCGCCGCCAACTCTTTTTGATACTTTGTATCGGATAGCGTTTACTGTTGTGTATTCGTCTTTAATGATACGGATTCCAGCTTTATCCACCACTGTGTAGCCTCTTCCAAAATCGCCGTATGCTATAGATAAGTTTCCTGCTCCTAAAGCTGGCATATCAGAAGCAAACACAACTGGCTTTCCAAGTAGGTTGAAAGGCGTTCCAACGTTTCTGTCAAGGTTAGGACTGAAAAAGTAGTTATCCGTTCCTTTTTTCTTGATTAATGCGCCGAATGTCGCACGTGCCATCATGAAAACAGCCGATGATTGATATTCTTCTTTCAAAGAGTTTTGTAATTCTATTAATCCTTCTACTGTTACATCTGTAGCGTTTCCGGAATTTACTTGTTCCAACTTTCCGAACTCGTAAGAACTTCCAGACCAAGCCGCATACGCTGTAATCCCTTTTGGTTTTCCAACGCCGTTACCAGCAATAAAAGCTGTGTTTTGCTCTCTGTCTAATACTTGTCCGGCCTCTGTAACGATTTCCTGCTCCATGTTGAAAGAAGAATCCTCAAACATTTCATTGGAAATTTCAGGGAATGCCATGTGCGTGTGCACGCCGATTTTAACCACGCCATACTCGCCGCTATTAGTTATCCCGATTTGCTCTAATTCGTTGACCCATCCACCTGATGATAGTTGAGTTTTTCTAACTGTCTTGTGGTACTCGTTGCCGGATATAGTCTTAATCGTTGCAACGTTCCGCATTGGCGACGTTTCGAAAACTCTTTGATAGATTCCCGCTTCGATATCTGGTCTTACTAATAGTCCGCCGTCTGTGTCGATTCTTTGTTGAAATGATTTCTCAACGACTAAATGAGGGTTAAAAGTTTTCAAGTATTGGTTACATGCTTTTACATGCTCAGGGGATGCCCCTTTTTCTTCTTTGGAACTGTTAAACTCTGCGTTCATTTCTGAAGTGATCGTTTTTAGTTCGCTAATTTGTTTTTCAATTGCTAACATAGACTCAACCTGTTTGTTCACTGTTCCTTCAAGTTCGCCATATGCTTCGCTTTTTTCAATTTTTTCAAGTCTTTCATCATTTGACTTTTTAAAATCCGCTAAGTTCTTATTGAATGAATCAACAAGGTCTTTTAATTCGATATCATTAGACATGTTTATACCTCTTTTTTTTAAAATTTATAATTTTTGTATACATCACGCACACGGTATATTTTCGCTTTCATCTCGAAAACGTCAATATAATTAAATTATAGCATAATTAATTGAGGGTATCAGTCGCCGTTTTTTGTCACTTCTTTAACAAACAAATAAACCAATATACAAAAAGCAATTGCGCCAATAGTATAATCCTTGATCTTTTTTATACGATCCGCACAATTATACTCTGCCTCTGAGACTTGCGGGTTTAGTATGGCATCTGTGAAAATTTCAACGTTGTTCCCCTCTCGTACTATCTCTGTATCCACTCGAGCATCTATTGGTGGCTCAAATGGATTGTTTACCACGTTTGTATTACTAATAACGTTTAGCTGTATTTGTATATCTTGATTTTGTCTCTGCTGTCTTGTCTGTGTGCCTTGGTCTCTGTGCGTTTCTTCTGGCCTTGTGTCTTCTGGCCTTCCTAATTGTTGAGGTCGTGGACTATGTACCAAGACTCTATTGGTTGGCTGTGCGCTTTCTGATCTCATGGTCTAACTTAACACAATATATAAAAAAGATACTGACCCAAAAACAAGCGACGACTTTTGAAAAATTCCGAGCAATTCCCAAAACCCTTTTAACTCTTTAAAAAATGAATACTTTTCTTGATTAATATCCGACATAAATACACCCCTTTAGTCTTTTATATTATCAATTAAAGCACTTTAACTTAAAAAAGTAAACATTCTATACTGATAGAATACTTATGGCCTTTTCCATTTCTTGTAAGATGCTTTTATATTCGGATTCTTTTTTTTCGCAAGTCTTAATGTTTTTTATACCGCCTGAAATAATGGCTTTTGCTTCCATGTTTGATAATCCGTTTTCTTTTAAGATCTTTTCAAGGGTGCGCACATTTATGACACCGTCACTTTTTACACTGATCACTTTTGAGCCTTCATTCGCTGGAAATGTTACGAAGGACACTTCAAACAATCTATCTACTTTTTTGATAATTCGTTTTTTTTCTTCTGTTATTTCATAGTCTTTGATAGAAAATCCAACGGACATTTGATTGATTGCCCCTGTCTTTACTTCTGTGTAAACATCTCTGCCGAGTGTTGTATCAATGAATTTACCGTTAATTATTAAGCCAATTTCATTTTCACGCATTTTATTTATTACACCGACTACTTTTTTATGGTCATGTTGATATAATAATTTGGGATTCTCTCCTGTTTCGTTTGCTTTTTTTATAACTTCATCCCATGCGCCCTTTTGTATGATATCGTTGGAATGGTCTTCAACGTCTGAAATATTGGCATATGCCTCAAAGCTCATTTCGTCGCCATCGTTAAAATTTAACGCTTTAATAGTAAAATTCAGATTGTTAGGTTCCATTTTTTTGTTCCTTTCGTTGTCAAACTCTTTTGATTTTCTTATTGCCCAATCTACGCCCACGGTACCGCCCCACAGAAGCCATGCAATAGTGCCAGCCGTTGCCCCGCCATCGGTTTCTTTTTCATCTGGTCGATAATTTTGACGGTGCCTATTAAATGATGCCATTCTTTTAATGGTGTCTTCACTTAATGAATCGCCGTTTGAAATGTTCCTAGCCCTAGCCACTCCGATATCAGTACCACCACGCCCCCATTTTTTACGTAATTCTAAACCTCTGGCTGCGTTTGCTTGTGCTTCCTTTGGTGGTACGGTGTTAATGTCTTCTAGTGCCATATAAGCCCCCTTACATTATATTTTAAATTTTCCCTTTTCATATATCAAGCCCGCCCATACCCAAGGGAGCATCGGCACCGGATGATATTTTTTGCACTGCCTGCACTGTCGCCCGGTCGTGTAAGTTGTTCGCCATCGACAACAAATGTAGAGTTCATATCTACCTTTTGGCCGTCTGCCTCGTTGTGTGCTTCTCGTGTCCGCTCGTCTTCTGTTGCTACCCATTCTTTCATCAAGTTAAGATTAAATTGGTCGTTGTACACGCTTGTACTGGTTAAATCGCCATAAGTGGCCGCATTGTGCGTTTCTGTGATTGTTATTGTTGCCGCTCTAAAAGCGCTCATCACTGGCACGGCCTTACGCATTTTTTTTGCTATCTCTTTATTAAGTAGTCCGTTGCTATACCCATCATCTAAAATGTTCTTTATTAATGCTCTGCTAGTCTCTGAGATAAGCGTGGATTGTTTTAATGCGTTTTGAGATATCCACGAAGTACTCAAGCGATAAAATAGACTTTGTATATAATCATTTTCGCCGGCTTCTTTTAGGATCATGGTGTCATAGAATTCTTTTGGTATGCCTTTGTAGGTTCTTTCAATGGCTTCAAATTGGTTTTTGGAAAATACGTTTATTGTTTGCATATACATTTTAGAAACGCTTTTGTTCAAGTCTATTGTGTGATCTATATTCGCGCCGTAGTCTGGGAGGCTTCCTCTGTCCTCGAAGTGTTTTATGACTGTATTCATGTAGCGTTTTATGTCTCGCCGGATTCTAACAGAGTGTTTGAGGGCTATTATATTGATCAGCCTATTTTTTTTTAGTTCTTCTAACCTTCTGGCCTTCCCAGTTAAAAAAAGACTCATCTATTTTACAGGGATCATCACAAGTTGATTCGACATCTTTTCTAGTTCTTGGCTCTCTAGAGTATTGCCTAGGTAGTCTATGGGTAGCTTGCTCGCTTCTAAAAATAGCTGGTCTGCAATGTCACTTTCAAACGGATCAAGGCCGATAGCTTTTCTTTTTTCGTTAATGGTCATAAAGTTTGTCATTTCTAACGATTGCCTATACCTGTCCTTTTTTGTTTGTACTGCTCCCACTTTTGACTCATCATACCAAAGACTTAGCCCCTCGCCATATCTAGGGCATAGCCAGTTATTAAGGGAGCGGATGAGGTCTTCTAGTTGTGGCTTTACTTGGTTGTCCCAGAGTAATTCTTTCGCCTTTTCTAAGTTGTCATACTTTGCTTGTTCGGTATTGATTAAATCATAAGGCACGCCGAAGGCTTGGGCGATAAGTTGGGCGTTGAGTTTTGTTGCGTTTAGAAAGTCCATCTCTTTGGTACTTCCAAGGGGCGTATATGTTAATTCTCCACCACTTGTAACGAGTGTCTTTCCAGTTTTTTTAGTACCCGCAAAATTATCGTTGAATGCCTTCTCTAAATTCTTTCGTTGCTCATGTGATAAATCGGCGTTGACATTTACAAAGCCGTCAAGTTTTGCATTGTTTTTTATATAGTTAAAATTAAATTCACTGATGGCATTGAAAACTTGCGTTTGAAGCCCACAAGCAAACAAGGGAGCCTGTCCATAATAAGAGTTAGTTGGGTTGTATTCTTTCAAATGCAATATATTTGAATCACCATAAGCCCCGCAACGGAAAATATATTTTTTACCGTTGTCTATCTCGTACTCATAGAGAACAACTTTATCGTATCGCCCTTTTAGTGTCATTTTCATAGGGTTTAAAACTTTTAAGAACACAGGCGGCTTGTTAATGTTTTCGAGTTTGTCGTCTGCGTCTTCGTACTTTGCTTGTATGTAAGCGTTACCAGTCAATAACTTACAGGTTATTAATGATTCAATAAAATCGTTCCCCGTTGTGGTTGGGTTCGGTTTGTTAAGGATATCAAGTATTGGATGCGTCTCTATTAACTCGCCGCCTTTTTTTAAGATTAAAGGGATTTTACCCACTTCTAAGGCTATATTCCGCACGCATGAATATACGATAACATTGTCCTTATAGCCTTCTTTAAAATGTTCTCTGTCGCTGTAGTCTTTAGGTGCTATAGTCGCATTATTCATCGGTATTGATTCAGTGGTTATGTGTCTGTTCTTTTTGAAGATGTTTAATAAGTTCATGTTTGCCCCTTTTTTTATTAATTCCCTAAACTATAAAAAAATCAAAGTTTGCGTTTTTGTTTTCGCTTAAAATCGTTAAGCCCCACACCAAGGCATCTAATCGGTCTGGACTTGATTGGTGCTTCTCTCCTGTATAGTTTATCATTTGTTGTTCAAGTTTGGGAAATGATTGGATGTGTTTTACCTTATCATTTGAATACAGCGATGCAATAGGCTCCGCCCTCAACACTTTCCCCCTTGTCGCTCGTACTGTTTTAACGTTCACACTGCTATCTAAATTGCGGATTATTTGCGGTACCATATCCCCGCCATTGTTCACCTCACACACCACACAATCGGCGTTGTATTTTTCGTATAGCTCAACCGCTTTTGTACCCCATTCGTTTGGCGTATATCGTCCGGAATAGTCCTCTAATATGATGTATCGGTCGCCCTCCCTTTCCGCACATACAACCATCCCCGTCTCATCTGAATTTTTATTAGATGTCACCGCCGGATCAATAGCAATAACTATTCGCAAATATTCCCCGTTTTTTTCATAGCTTGTTAGTTCTAGGTCTTCGCACGCCTTCTTTATCATTGATCGGTTAAATAAGGCGTTTTCACGTTGTTCTATCCATTCCCCAAGGTATGTGTTGTTATATTGTAAGGAATTATTTACTTTTATTTTTTCAATGTTTTTTATATAGGTCTCATCTAAATTTTTTAGATTGTCTCGGTAGTCTGTTTTTATGTATAGCGTATCGTCTCGCCTTCCGTCTGGTGATGTTTTGTCTTTGTGAAAACGCTTATAGATCCAGTGGTCGACCGTCTGCGGGTTTAGGGTGAGTATGATAAGGTTTTGCACGTCTTTAGTTCTGATCGACTCATCAACACGATTAAATAACTCTTCATCAAAACACTCTTGTGCTTCCTCTATGACTAGAATGTTCACGTCTGAAATGGATTTTAAAGCACTGTTAGCGGTAAGGCTTGCGGGTTTTAGTCCTCTATATAGTATGTTAACGCCTGTCTTCTTGTTTATGGCCTCGTTTGCTGTATAGTAGAAATCGTTTTCGCATTGTATCCATTCTACCTTTTTTTTAAATTCTGGAATGATTGAATCGCTGGCACTGGTCATGGTGTAGCGTGTGAATAGTATTCTATAGTTTTGCTTATAGGTACAATGTGCAAGGAAAAGGGCAACCGCTGATGATTTACCACTTGCCCGCCCCCCTTCTATTAGTACGTATCTTATGCCTTTGTTCTCGTTATTTATAAGTTTGAATAACGGCTCATACTTTGGATGTACCTTAATAACATTGTCACTCTGTTTCATTTTCTGCAGGGGTTACAATATCCGTTGAAAATACAATGCTTGGCCGTTGCGTCATCTCAAGGCTGCCCTCAATCTCTGTGGTCTGTTCTATTCGTTGTTGTGGTTTTCCTTCTATCCTATCTAATAGCAACTCTATCGCCCATTTTTCACCCTTCCTAACTGCTCCTAATATCCTATCCACTACTAAATCGGAATTCTTTATCCTTTGCTTTTTCCTTGTTTGTTTGTCTACAACTTCAACTTCTTCTTCTAGTTTAGTTCTTAAAAGATCGCTGATTGTGAATTCTTTTCTTGGTCGTCCGTTTGGGTTTCCTGATTGTCCTTTTTTAAATACCATAAAAAAGCCCCTTGCATTGTTTTTGATTGATAACTGATTGTTTTACAATTGTTATTCTTCAATTATAGCATGTCTCTACCTATTCAAAATCACTGCACACTTCCCCGTTTCT